AACGCCACAGAGTTTTAAAACTCTGTGGCGTTGTGCTGCTCTCAATCGGTCACTTTTTGAAAGTATCCTTATGTGAGCCTGCCTTTTACTGGGTTTTCCGGCGGAGTTTTTGGCGTGCCAAAAGGGATTCGAACCCCCGACCTTTCGCTTAGGAGTAAACCGACAAAACGCTGAAAAACTTAGTATTTATCGGCTTTTTTAAATTTTAGTGCAATGCACGCAATTTTATAGCGCTTATGCTTGCTTTTGGGCAGGTTTAAACTCCTTAATCAACGCGTCAATACTGATTATTTTATTCGATTTGCGTTTTGGCAATGATTCGACATAGTGTGTATAAATGTCAAGCGTAGTTGACGGCTTAGCGTGTCCCATTTGTTTTTGCACATAGTGGAGTTCGTGACCTGTATATAACAAATTGGTGGCACAGGTGTGGCGGAGCGAATGAGCCGTAAATCTATCAATCACAAACGGTACACCTTTAGGGTCATACTTGCTTTTAGGCTGTCTTTCATAGTCCGAAAAATCGCCGTACTTAATATTAAGGTCTGCCATATAGCTGTTCCATAATCGCCGCCACGCTGTATCACTCATCAGCGTGCCTTTGGTAGATATCACAACAAAATCGTCAGGCTTATGTTTTGGCTGTTTTTGCAAGAAGTCAATCAAAATTTTCGGAATGTCTGTAACTGTACGCACACCTGAAATAGTTTTTGCTCCTTGCTCAATATGCGCCTTACCTTTTGTTATTAGCTTTTGATGAACGCTGATTGTACGCTTATCAAGGTTTATATCTCGCCATTGCAAGGCAAGGCATTCGCCAAGTCGCAAGCCTGCAAACATCATTATCATAGCTGGCAATTGTGCACGGTGTTTGGTGGATACAACCCACAGCTGTTCTTGTGCAGTCAATGCTCGCCGTTCTGAGGTTTTTGCGTCACGGGGTATCTCTATGTATTGTGCAGGTGAAAATTCGATTACACGGTTTTCTATGGCATAATTGAACACCTGCCTTACTGCACCACGCCAATCACGCAAAGTCTTTTTTGCGGTCGGTTTGCCTGTGTGCGAATTGCAAGCGTACTCATCAAGAATTATCTGCTGAAAGTCGGATTTGACAAGCTTGTTAATCGGTCGGTCATTCAGGGCAGAGAAGTGGCTTAGATAAATTGAATAAGTTTTGTACTGTCCCTCGGAAAGTATGGATTTTTTGTAGGCAAGCCATAGATTGACAAGTTTCCCCCATTTCATTCCTGCGTTTAGCACATCCATACCCTTGCCGATTTGTAACTTGATAAGCTGTGCCTTTTCTTCAACCTCTTTGACAGAGTAACCGTTGACGGTTTTGTATTTGCGTTTGCCGTCCTCGTCTTTGCCAAGATATACAGACTTTTGATAGCGTCCGTCTGCACGCTTTTTAAGTTTTGCTTTTGCCATAATATACACTCCTTTTGCTTAAAAAAAGGGTGCAAAAATCCCCTGATATTCAAAACTTGAAAAATTCAGGGGAGTGTGATACAATTATTTTGCATTAAACTGCATCATCTGCACCCTGTGTAGGTGATTCCGCTCTGTTCGAGTTCCAGTCGAGCAGGGCGGATTTTTTTTATTTCTTATTTTCTATAGTTAAAGTAAGTCTTGCGTAATATATCTTTTCTTTTGTCTTTTCATCTTCAAAAGAAGAAATATACAAATCTTTGATTGCCTTGACTCTGTTCTGATTTTCTTTGATAAATAAGGCATCTTCTGAATGCAAAGAACCAATATCAAGACCATTCGCAATAACTTTAATTGCAGGCTGATTTTCATATTCGTACTCTTGAAGTTCAACATTGATTACTTTACCACTGAGCTTTTGTTGCATAAGTTTAGCGAGATGTTCTTGCCTATTATCATATGTAACACCTGCAATTTTAAATTTTTGGGAATGTGTACCTTTGGTTGTAGGTGTGTTTTGTGAGGTATTTGATTGTATGTCTGCACTATTTTCTTTTGTTGGCAATTTCTTGTCAAGGATAATAAGCACTATGCCTGCTGCTAAAAACAACAAACAAGCAAACCCAGTTGATACAACACCTTGAGCAAATGCGGCAATTGCTCCAACAATACCAAGTATCAATAATACAATGCCTACAATGAATTTTTTACTTTTATTCAAAATATTTCCTCCTCTTATGTGATATACATTGACAAAATATATCACATATTATAAAATAATGTTAGAGGGGTTTCAACTTCTCACTATTCCTATTTTTCCTACCATAGTTGCCGCTATGGTAGGTTTTTCTTTTTGTTGATAAAATCTGCAAATTGCTCTTTCACCTGTCTTTCAAGGGGATGCAGATAAAAAGCGTTTCTGCGTTCGAGCTCTGCCATTCGTTCAGCCCTGTAGGTTGCCGCCTCAAGGCTGATGTCGCATAAATTTGCAATTGCAGCGGCATTGATTGCTTGCATTTCGTGCAACACACAAGCCGGAGCTAACAAGTCCCGAGCAAATACATTTGCCGAATGTTCGGCATCGTCGGTTATTACAAAACCTTTACCATTTTTAGCAAACAGATGCCCTAAAAAGATATGCCCGAGTTCGTGGGCAATTGTAAATCTACAACGCTGAGGAGATTGCTCATCAGCATAGATGATGTACAGCTTATCATCTTGCATCAAAGTTATTCCGCTCTCATTTTCACTTAGCAGGTTGACCGCCGAATTATTTAATAAAACAATGTCGGCTTGCTTTGCTATCTGACTGACTTTAACAGGCAAGTTGCTAATTCTGTAGTCGATTAAGCATTGCCAAGAGGCATTGCGTGCCTGTTTGTATTTACCATAATTCAAGTTTTACCACCTCGTAGGTATTGTAACCTATGAGGTGTTTTTTATTATGTAATGCTTATAAGTCTGTATCGTCAGGCTCAAACTTGCTAAGATCAGGTAAGTTTACTATTTCAATAGGTTGATTGTTACCGTCACTTCGTGCGGCTTTTACGGTCGGTATTAGATTATCATTAATTTTTAAAATAGTATCAATTGTGTACTGATGTTCAGGGTGATTTCGATAAGCATAAACCAAATCTTTTTCATGATTGGTTAAAATCATAGTGTTGCTTTTGTTTGGTATTTCTCTGAACTCTGCAAGAATATCATCCACATTATATATATCACAAAGTGCGATTAAAATTTCTGCATCAGGTTGACCGTGATTGTTTTCCCATGCATTTACGGTTTTTCCGCTTTTATTTATTAATTTTCCGACTTCATCGGCAGTTAATCCACTTTTTTTCCTTAACTCTTTTAATTTTTGTGCTATAAATTCTCTTGACACTTTGTTTCTCCTTTTATAGATGTTTTATCTACGTTTTTATTATAATTCGCTAATCACAGATTGTCAAGAAAAAAATCTGAAAAATGTAGAATTATTTCTTTAAAATCTCTTGACAATCTGCAAAAGTTAGACTATTATTAAAATGAAATCTACAAAATGTAGTATTTAACAGTCGAAAGGAGGTAAAAAGTATGACTGTGAACGAAAAACTTAAAAAGATTGTCGAAGAAAAAGGAATTAAACAATCATATTTGTGTGAGCATACTGGAATGACTGCTGATGCAATTTCAAGAATATTAAATTCCAACCGTAAGGTTACAGCAGAAGAGTTTTTGGGAATATGTCAGGTGCTTAATGTTGATCCAAGGCAGTTTTTTAAGCAGTCTGCTTAACTTATTACCTAAGAAAGGAATGATAAAAATGTACTTTACTGACAATGGGGAATACAAACCCAGTAATGTTTTTATTGTTTGGGGAAGTCCTGGAGCAGGTAAAAGTACCTATATAAAGGAGCATTACGAATACGGAGATATAGTCGTAGATTTAGACTATATCAAGAGAGCGATAAGTTTTCTTCCAAAATCGGAAAGTACAAATGCTATTTCAAGTGTATCTATTAAAATCAGAGATTTTCTTTATGATTTAATTTCAAACGAAAGTATAGAGTGCAAAAACATATGGGTTGTATCTGCGTTACCTATTAAAGCTAAAAGAATAGCGTTATCAAATCGGTTAGGAGCGAAACTTATTCATATTGATACTGACAAAGAAGAATGCTTGAAGCGTGCTATGTCAGATAATGACCGCCAAAATAAGGATTTTCAGAAAATTATCATTGATAAGTATTGGAAAAGATACCGCCCTGATTGATTATATCTAACTAAATGTTAAAAAAGGAGGACTGAAAATGCCGAGAGAAAGACCAATAGTCAACTGGGATGAAGTGCCTGTGATAATTGATGTGCCATATGTGGCACGGTTGCTTGCACTTAATGTTGATTATACAACACGGCTTGCACAAAGGGGCGTTCTTCCTGCCCACAAAATCGGAAAGCTTTGGCGATTTGATAAGGAAGAAATCAGACAATACATAAAGGAGCATTAACAAATGTGGCATTTAAGAAACTACCCGACACGCAGAAAACTGCTCAAAGATGTGGAAAACCTCAGAGCAGAGAACAGACATCTCAGCATTGAACTGAGAAACGCAAGAACGGACCTTGCACTCGAAAAAACAGCGTCAAGCGGTTACAGGAACGAAAACCGAGAGCTAAAACGCAAACTCAAAGCCTATGAATCATCAGAACCCGAAACAATCGGCTTTGAATGTGTGGGGGTGAAGAAATGAGCAATAAAAAAAGTGCCTGTGACACTGTGAATGCCACAAGCACAAAGAACAATAAACCTGATTCAATTATATCCTCTGCAACAGAAAAAATCAAGTTGTGCAACAAAAAAAATCTTAAAGACCATAAATCTAAAGCAATTCTTGAGCCGGTAAAGAAAATGCTCTGCGAATTTTCAGAGCAGAACGAGGAATTTGCAAGAGCCGTTACGGCTGCAAAAAACCTTGAAAACCTGATTGACGAAGTGGGAAAGAAACTCCCCGCTGCAGTTTCCGACCTTGATGTGTATCAGCAGATTGTCGGTAAGATTTTCCCCGGATCAAAGGTTACTTTCACAATGCAGATACATATGTCTGAATACGAGCTTGAAGAACCTAATGTCGCAGAGCAGAAAACAGATCCTGTTACTCTTGACCTTGGCAATCTTATAGATTGGTAGGTGTCGGTATGATTAAAAATCCCGGATATCTGCTCGAGAATATTCCTGATATTACAAGTGAAAACGAAGAGCAAGTAGTGCCGTATTTCCCACAATATGCCTTTTATGAAAATAAAAGTAAAAGAACCTGCGACTATTTCTGCACAAGCTGTCAAAGCTGGCACATCGGCGAACAGCTCCGACTTTGTCATAATCAGGAATTTGTCTGCGGTCATTGCAAGGAAAGCGTAAAAGCAAAAGCCCTGCACTACGGCAGAAAAAAACTTGAAAGAAGTCGCAAGTTTGGTTTTTGCTTTGCTGTTGACGGCAGGCTGTACATCAGATTTGTAACGGCATATCAGGGATTTTCGGAAGATATTTACAACGAAAATCCTGTCGAAATGATGCCCCGATATACTTTTTCGGATGAATATCTTTATGTATATGAACAGCACGCAATGCAAAGATTTGCATATGGCTGGTACGATAAATCATTTCATCCGCTGAAGACAGACGGAATTATTCCTTCTGCTTCACAGGGCTTAGCGTGGTATTGGGGTCCGTCAGAAAAAACCTTGTATTCAGGCTGGGGTTCAACCGTACTTTTAAATCTCGATGTAATAACCGATACGGATCTCAGATATTCGTGTGCGGATGAGCTTTCAAACAGATATACGGTTCAAGGAATTCTCAAATGGCTGAACATATATGTGAGGCACAATAATGCAGAATACCTGATTAAAGGCGGTTTTGAGCATATTGCAGAGCTTTTGATTGACGGCAAACTTTCACTCAATAAAATTCATTGGAAAGAAACCAATCTGCTTAAAATGCTCGAATGTCGTAAGGAGGATATGCACTTTTTCGCAGATTATGATTCAAGTGCAATTGAACTTTACCGCAGTGTGATAAAGGAAGAACCGACCATTCATATGGCAAGCAAGTTCATAAGCAAGCTGTCAAAGCTCGGTACTTATGCTGTAGATGAACTTCACAAAAATAACCTTACATACAGACAGATTCTGAAGTACGGCAAAAACAATCGGAGAGTAATGCTGTGGAAGGATTATCTTGATAACTGCCAAAAACTTCCTGAGGGTATCGAAGAAATAATGCCGGCTCATCTTGAAGAGGCCCACGACAGAACACTTGAAAAGGTTGCTTTCTATGCAAACAAAGAAGAAACGGAGCAGATTGCAAAAATGGCAAAGACACTTTCTCCGTTGCTGATGAGCACAGACAGCCTTATAATGCTTGCCCCAAAAAGCGGTGAAGAAATAATAGCAGAGGGCAGAATATTACAGCATTGCGTCGGCGGATATGTAAGACGGCACGCAAGAGGTGACACGATAATACTTTTCATTCGTCATAAAGATAAACCGAAAATCCCGTTTTTTACGATTGAAGTAAATCCCGAAACATTGGAAATAATGCAGTGCCACGGTTACAAAAATGAGCGTGACAGCGGATTTAAAAAGCCGGATGAAATCAAGAAATTTGAAAAGCAATATGCTGAATTTTTGGAGGATATAAAAAATGTCAGAAATAACAGTAAGCGAACAGCATAAGCAGGCAATTGAACTGCATCAGAAGATAATTGTCAGCGCTAACCTTGCACAGCAGAACATATGGGATATGTGCAACGGACTTAAAACAATGCGTGACAACAAGCTGTATAAGGAGCTTGGATATCAGAACTTTGAGGACTATTGCGAGAATGAAGTAGGTATGAAACGCAGAAATGTTTATAACTATATTTCTATTGTAGAAAAAATAAATACTAAAAATGTGCAAACGTTTGCACAAATTAGCAAAAGTAAGTTGATGTTGCTCGCTACCATAAGCGAACCCGAACAGGCTGAAATTGCCGAAAAGCTTGACCTTGAAAACACAACGGTCAAGCAGTTAAAGGCAGAGATTGACAGGCTGAAGGACGAAAAGCAGGAGGCAACCGACAAGAGCATTGACTATTGCCGACAGCTCAATAACGCTAAGAAAGACGCTGACTATTACAAACAGCAGGCGGACACTTCAAAAGAAAGCTATCGCAATATTGAAAATCAGCTTGCAGAGGAAAAGAACAAAAATTTCAAGCTGACGAATAAAGTTCAGGAGCTTGAAAGCCGTCCTATTGAAGTTGCCGTTGCAGAGCCGAGCGACAATGAACGCAGACTCAATGAAACGATTAAGGCTTTGGAAAGGGAGAACATTAAGCATTATGACGAACTCGAAGAAGAATACCGCAACAACGAAAAAATTGTCAGAAAACAGCTTGAAGATGAAAAACAGGAGGCTCTTCGCAAACAGAAAGAGGAGTATGAAGAAAGGCTGAAAAATGTTCAGACTGCCGACGGTTCATCAGATGACAAGGATGTCTTTAAGGCATATTTTTCAATTGCATATGACAGCTTTGTCCGTATGCTCGATTTCGCCAAGCGGTCACAGGACAAGGAATTTTTCAAAGGCAAGGTTGAACATTTAATAGAGGCACTTGCCACACAAAACATAAATCTTTAAGGGGGAGCAACAATGGCTGAATCCAAAAAAACAGTTGCAGCGGAAATACAGGACAAGCCAACAGCACCGGCAGAAACATTATCAGAGCTTGACAAGCTCGTTGTTGCGTTTATTGACGGCGCTCTTGATGTTAATGAAATCAATAAGCTTGATATATTCAACAGATGGCTTGTTCTGTCAATGTCTGCCGTATATAGCTGTACGAAAATAGGATTGCTATCCGCTAAGTCTTGTGTCAAGGCCAAATACAAGCTCCTGCAAGAGTATCGCAGGTTTAGGACTGACACTTTTTTTGCAAACAAGGAACACATCGAATGGATAAAAAGGACGAAAGAAACTTCTTGCAAATTAACGGAGTTGTCAAAGGCGATTGCCGAACACGATACTAATGTATTGCAAATTGCTTTGCAGATAATTGACCTGCTCACAAAGCACGATGTTTATAATAAACTTTTTATTCTGTCTGATACATCGGATACATACAAGGAAAAATGTTTAAAAACACTAACCGAAAATGATACAGCGTTTTTGGATGAGTTCGGCAACATACCATTTGTGGATTTGCTCTTTAAATTTTACAAATCAACGGAAAAAACGAGAGCATCAGAAATTTTTAAAGAATTGGATGCCGACAATATCAGAACTGTAGCTTGTCACGTGCCGGTTAAGTCGGACAAATGTCGAGGAATCGCCAAAAGCTACAAAGAATACTTCGGCATTTAAGGTAAGGCAATATTCTTGTCGCACGCAAAATCTTAAAGAAAATTCAAATCAAGTAAATCCTATTATTCAAAAAGTAATCGAAGCGACGACTTCTTGATTAAGCTGTTAAAAGAATGCACCAAAAATTAAACACACAATTGCAGCGGCAAGGTTGCACAGAGCAGTAGTTCGGTGGTCAGACGGACTACTGCATATTTATATCATCTGACTTTTTAACGCGAAAACAGAATAATAATAGTCACAAAAAAGGAGTTGAGATACTCCTTTAATAGCCTGCTCAAGGAATTAATTAAGTGACCGTTTTAGCTTTTACATATATAATAGGAAGTTTAATATGTTTACATACAAGTGTGAAATCAAATCAGGACCATTGCTTGAAGTTAAATACTATAAGTCATTCCGCAAGCGGAACAAGAAAAATCTTGCTCGGCAAATTAATCAATCAAAATCAAGTGAGAAGCAAACAAAAGCAAACCGCATCAGAGGAGAACAACACACACAACGACTTATTCTCTGCAATTTTACAGAAGGTGACTGGTTCGCTCGGTTTTCTGCTCCGTTCGGAGAGTTTACCGAAGATGAATTCGAGAGGGTTGTCTCAAATTTTTTCAAAAGGGTAAAACGCAGAACAGATAAAAAACAAATCAAGTTTAAATACATAGGGTACTGCGAATGTGGCAAGCTCGGAAAGAATTGGCACTTGCACATCGTGATACAGGACTGCGTCAGAGAAATACTGACCAAATGTTGGCCGTGGAAAAACGGAATAAATTTCACTCCGCTCTACCAAAGTGGAAACTATGCAGACCTCGCAAAATACATACGCAAAGATGTCAATGGCAAGAAAAGGCTGAAAACATCTCGCAACCTTACCAAACCTGAGGTCAAAGTCACCGAAGGGAAAAAACGAGAATATCGAAAACTCGAACGAGGTGAGGCTTTGCCTTGTCCCGAAGGATATTATTTTTACAAAGACGAAATGTGGATAAATGACTTCACGGGTGCGTCTTTTCATTTTACTTACTTAGCCAATAGCCATAAACACAAGAAAATCGGAGGTGCAAGGATATGAGAGATACAACAAGAGATTATACGATTGCGCAGTTTAGAATTTATGCCGCTCTCGGCTGTCCGAGTAAAGTACAAATCATCTCTGACAAAACAATGCGCCAAGCACTACGGCTTGACCTGCTTGCTGTGGCAGACACACTTAATGCCTTGACCAATAGCGGTAAAGACTACATCTGTCAAGCTGTCAGCGCTGTTTATTTTGTTGCACCAACAGCGGCATTGCATAAAGGTGAGATAAATTTGAGGGTGACTAAGTTTGCCATTAACAACTACACGGATGAGCGCACGGTGTTTCGCTGGCTCAAAGAGGCACGATTGCTCTGTGCTGATTACCGAGGCTTAAATATTGGCACCGGCAAAGATGTCAGTAGAGAAAGCAGTTGAGGGTTTATACTTAGAGTATGAAAGACTATGCAAAATCTTTTTACTTATCGCAATCTTGGAGAGCTTGCAGAGATGCTTATTTCCGTAAGCAAAACGGAGTGTGTGAGCGTTGTGGTAATGCAGGCGACATAGTTCACCACAAATGCTACATCAATCCTGACAACATCAACAATCCAAAGATAACTCTGAACTTCGACAATCTCGAATTGCTCTGTCAGGATTGCCACAACAAAGAACATATGTCAAATCGAAAAGAAAAAAAGAAAAATAAAATAAATAATACTCGCTACTCTGTTGATGACGAAGGAAACATACTACCCCCCACCTCAAAAAATAAAATACCCCCCTGAGAACCGAAGGGAGGGACTTAATTTTTCCTCTCTCGTGTGTGCGTGCGTGAAGGGGGGTGAAAGGAGTGATTTGGTGGAAAATGAAAAAACATCTGAGCTTTTAATTTCAGATAAAGCAGTTAAACAGGAAATGAACAGACTTAAAAAGATTTTTAAAAAGCATTATCAAGAAATTGACGAAAACGGAAAATCTCATAACAGCGACAAAGGAGAATTGATTGAAAGGCTGATTTCCGAGGCGGCTTTCATTCGTTGCGTACTCTTAGAAGCCCAAAGGCTCATCAAATCACAAGGCCTTGAAACCACAACGGTGAATGCCTCGCAGAAATTCCGCAAGGCAATTCCTGCCGTTACAATTTATTCTGACTATATGCGAACTTACACCTCTGTAATCAACACTTTGATTTCCTATATCCCCGAAAAATCAGAGAGAAAGCAGTCAAGACTTGAGGCGTTAATGCTTGGCAGTTAATTATATTCAAGAATATTACAATCGCATTTGTAGCGGAAAAATCGTAGCAGGAAAATGGATTAAAAAAGTTTACGCAATGGTTCTTGAAGGCATTGAAAAAGGCTTATGGTTTTACGATGAATCAAAAGCTGATAAGGCTGTAAAATTTATCGAGAATTTTGTGCATCACAGCAAAGGCCGACACGATTTGTTGCACCTTGAGTTGTGGCAGAAAGCTATTGTAAGTTGTCTTTTTGGCATAGTCGATAATCTTAACAACAGGCAGTTTCATGAAACTTTGATCGTAGTAGCTCGCAAGAACGGTAAGACATTATTTGCAGCGGCAATTGCTGAATATATGGCATATGCTGACCGTGAATACGGAGCTGAAATTTACTGTCTTGCCCCAAAATTGGCGCAAGCAGACCTTGTATATAATGCTTTTTATCAATCGGTTAAACTCGATGAAGAATTATCATCAGAAGAAATGACGAAAAAAAGAAAGAACGATATCTATGTCATTCCGATGAACACTACGATTTCAAAAGTCGCATTCAACTGCAAAAAAGCTGACGGATTCAATCCACATCTTACAGTTTGTGATGAACTTGCCGCTTGGCCGGGACAAGCAGGTTTGAAACAATATGAAGTAATGAAATCAGCTCTCGGCTCACGAAAACAACCCCTTATTTTATCAATAACTACAGCCGGGTACATCAACGACGGAATCTACGACGAACTGTTCAAGCGCTCTACAAGATTTCTCAAAGGAAAACTTGGAGTAGGCGAAATGAGATTACTCCCGTTTCTGTATGTGATTGACAACATACAAAAATGGGATGACATCAACGAACTGAAAAAATCAAATCCCAATCTTGGAATATCGGTTTCAGAGAGTTATTACCTCGAAGAAATTGTTGTGGCAAAAAATTCAACCTCGAAAAAGGCTGAGTTTATGTGCAAATATTGTAATATCCTGCAAAACAGCTCTATTGCTTGGCTTGCATATGAAGATGTTGCACTTGCAGGCGGTGAACCTCTTAAGTTAGAAGATTTTCGTAAATGCTATGCTATTGCCGGTGTTGATTTGTCGAGAACAACTGACCTCACAGCGGCGACTGTTGTAATCTGCAAGAGTGGCCACTTCTACATTTTTACACAATTCTTTATGCCCGAGGACAGCTTCAAAAAAGCTTGTGAAAATGAGCCTGAAACAAAGTACGAAGTGCATAGAGCAAAAGGAAGAATTGTCATTAGTGGCCAGCATTTTGTTGATTATCACGATGTGTTTAATTGGTTTGTAATGCTTCGCAAAGAATACAAAATAATGCCGTTAATGATTGGCTACGATAGATACTCAGCGCAGTATTTAATTCAGGACTTGGACGCATCAGGTTTCAAGGTTGATGATGTCTTTCAAGGTACAAACCTTTCGCCAATTATGGATGAATTCGAGGGCTTGTTAAAAGAAGGCAAAATACATTTTGGCGACAATGAATTGCTAAAAAAACAGTTCCTTGATGTCGCTGTGAAAATTAACGATTCAGATGAACGAAAGAAACCGGTAAAAATTGAGAGCAGATTGCACATAGACGGACCTGTTAGTGTTTTTGATGCTTTTACGGTAAGAAGTAAGCATTATAAAACGCTTGGCAAAATGTTAGAAAACAGAAAGGCGGGATAACTTGGGGATTTTTCAAAAACTTTTTAAACGCTCGGCTAAAGCATTCCTGAATTTTTCCCACAGTGAAAGCGGAAATAATTATAACAGCCGTAGCGAGATTATCAACAGCATTGCAGATAGAATTGCGACACAAGTGTCGAAACTGCAACCGCAGGTTATAAGAAATTCCGCAAGCGGAACAGTAATCAAGAATGACAGTCTTGCTCGTTTGCTGTCAACCCGACCTTGTAAAGAGCTGAATACTACAGATTGGCTTTATAAGATAGCCTATCAATCAGTTATAAGTGGTGACGGTTTTGCTATTATTTGCTATAACGATGATTTCTCGGAAATTGAGGCTATTCGTCCTGTAATCTGTACAAATTATCGCATTTTTGAAGATGAAGGTATATTATTTTTTCGGTTTATCTGGTCGTATGACAGCAAGGAATATACAGTTCCCTATGATTGCGTTATTCACTTGAAAGACCGTCCAGGTAAAAAACGATTCCTCGGAAGTGATCCTGATGATGATTTAGCTACATCGGTGGAAATGCTCGACACCACATATGACGGTATTAAGAACATTGTGAAAAATTCCGCTCATCTCAGAGGTTACTTGAAATTCAACAACTTCATTGATGAAGAAGATTTGAAAAACAAAATCAAAGAATGGAAAGAAGCTTATATGACCGCCGAGAATGAAGGTGGCATTGCAGGTCTTGGCTCGGAATTTGAATTCAAGGAATTAAATCAAACTCCAAAAAGTATTCCAACCACACAGCTTTCATTTTTCAAGACTAACATTTATGACTATTTCGGAGTATCTGAAAAAATCATTAGAGGCGAATATTCCGAAACTGAGTGGAATAACTTTTACGAATCGAAAATTGAACCCATAGCGATGAAGCTGTCACTTGAATTTACCTATAAGATATTCTCGGAGCGCGAAAGAGGGTTCGGAAATAAAATTGTTTTCGTTGCTAACAAATTACAGTATGCTACTACACAAACTAAGATGACCGTTATGCAAGCGTTGTTTGACCGTGGTTTTATTACTATCAATCAAGGTCTTGAGATGATGGATATGCCGAGCCTCGGCGAAGAAGGAGATATCAGAATGGTAAGCCTTAACTATGTTAAGACTGATGACCAGTCATTATATCAGACAGGAAAGGAGAACAATGATGCCCCAGATTAAAAATAACATTAACGAAATTTTTCACATTCGGAATGAAACTGAAACATCAGCGGATTTGTATTTTTACGGTGACATTGTGAGTGACCGTTGGAGCGCTTGGAGTGATGAGGACCAGTACCCGGAAGCCATTCAGCAGTTGCTCAAAGGTCAGGAAGGCAAAGACCTGAATATCTACATCAATTCAGGCGGTGGTGATGTTTTTGCCGGTATGGCAATCTATAACATCATTAAAAGACACACAGGCTTTAAAACCGTTTATGTTGACGGTCTTGCCGCATCGATTGCATCGGTTATTGCAATGGCAGGTGATAAATTGGTAATGCCCAAAAATGCGTTCCTGATGATACACAAGCCGTGGTCTTTTGTTATCGGTAATGCAAACGATATGTTGAAAGAAATTGAATTGCTTAATGCCATTGAGCAGAGCATTGTCAATATTTACGCAGAACATCTTGCTGATAATGTTGACACCGAAACAATCGCAAAAATGGTTGATGCAGAAACTTGGCTCACCGGTGAACAGGCGGCTGAATATTTTAGGGTAGATGTTGCAGCGGAAAAACAGATTGCCGCTTGCACGAGTGCTAAATTTAAGAATCAGCCCAAAAATCTCGCAATTGTGACTACTGAAAGAGAGAAAAATCTTTCGGCAAAGTCATCAAAAATAAAATCGCTGTGTATCAGCGGAATTTTGAAGGGAGAATGATTAGTAATGACTATCAAAGAACTTAAAAACAGACTTAAAGAAATTGCTGTTGAAGCAAAGGTCGCTGAAACAAGCGGTGATGACGCAAAGCTTGACAAATTGATTGAAGAAGCAAACACAATCAATGATAAAATTGAGCGTGCACAGAAGCTTGCTGAAATCACCAAAAAGGCTACAGTGGCAGAGGAAAGTGAAGGTGAACAGCAGGAACCTACACCTGAAAACCTCGCAGAAAAAAGGGGCAAAAAGCTCAAAAACGGCGAAACAGTAAGAATGAGCAAGACGATTGTAACGCCAAAAGCGGCAATCAGTACAACAACAATTGCTATGCCACATCACACAGCGGAAGATGTCAGAGATACATTCAATGATGTTTCAAGCCTTATCGATGCGGTTAAGATTGTTCCTCTCGACGGTGGCGAAAGCTATCAGAGAGGTTTTGTAAAGTCATATGGTGAAGGCGACTACACAACAGAAGGTTCAGACGCGGCAACAGCAGAACCGACGTTCGATTATGTTGATATCAATAAAACCTACATTACTGCATATGCGGAAGAGCCTAACGCAATACGCAAACTTGCCCCGGCGGCTTATGATGCCGTAATCAGCAATTCCACATCAAGAGCCGTAAGAAAGAAGCTCTCAAAGCAGATTCTTGTAGGCTCAGGTGAAACCGGTTCAATTGTCGGTATTTTCAATGCACCTACAAAGGTAATTGATCCTACCACGGATATGGAGGTAACCGCAATCACAGGAACCACCCTTGACGACATCATTTACTCATACGGTGGCGAAGAAGATGTTGAAGGTTTTTGCGGCCTTATTCTCAACAAAGCCGACCTCAAGGCTTTTGCAAAGCTCCGTACAGATGACGGCAAGAAGGTTTACGATATTAAGAACAACGGTAATTCCGGTACAATTGACGGCGTTCCGTTCATCATCAACTCAGCTTGTAAAGCTGTTTCGGCACCCGGAACAACCAAGGGCGAGTATTGCATGGCATACGGTCCGTTCTTTAACTATGAACTTGCTGTTTTTTCTGACATGGATGTGTCAATCTCAACTGAGTACAAATTTAAATCAGGACAGATTGCACACAAGGCTGAAATGTATGTGGGCGGTAATACGGCATCATACAACGGCTTTGTTCGTGTGAAGAAAGGCTGATGATTAAATGTCATCAACAGACGATTTATTAACAATGGCTAAACTCAGAGTTCGCAAAATTAGCTCGGATGCCCTCGATGAGGACATCCGACAGCACATTGACTTTGTTTTAGCCGACTTAGAACGCATAGGAGTGCATCCAAGCTGGCTCAAAAAACCTGACGCACTTATAAAAGAGGCGGTACTTGTGTACTGCAAGGCAAATTACGCAAAAACAGTTGATGATAAACTGACAAACAGTTATAACATCATCTTGTCGAAAATCAAAGGCAGACTGAAATATAGTAAAGTGAGGGCAAACGATGAATAGTGAATGTATTGTTACCTTGGTTTCACTGAAATCGTGCGGAACGAACTATATCGGTGAACTTATTACCAAGGAAGTAAAAAGGCAGGTTTTCGCTGTTAAAAAGTCTGTGAATCAATCAGAATTTTTTCAGGCTGCAGCGGCAGGATTTAAACCCGACATTGTGCTTGACATAAGCGAGTTTGAGTACAACGGAGAAAACTTCTGCATTCTTGCAGGTCAGCGGTACAAAATTTACCGCACTTTTTCGGCGAAAGATACAGAAAGAATGGAACTGTATTTAACGGCAGTAGTAGGTGAAGCAAATGTCACTCCCGAAAGCAGTTAAAATCACAAAAAACGGTGTTGAGATAATCAGCAATGTTGACCGCATTCAGTATACGCTCAAAGAGCTTGAGAGAGCCGCTCTGCGTGATGTCGGGAAACTGGTATGTAAACGGACAAGGCAGAAAATAAAACGCAGGTCAGGGCGATTGGCGAAAAATACGCAGTATTGGGTACGCTCAAAGCAAAAAATTCCTGACCTGCAAGTAGGCTTTAAACCGGGCGGATTCTATGGACTGTACCAAGAGATTGGCACGAATAAATACCCAAAAATCGGAGCATTGAGCGACGCTGCCGAAAGCAACATCAAAGACATTATAAAGATTGAACAGCAATACCTCAGCGCCGTAGGCACGGAAGGGGCAGAACGCAAACTGAACGAGGGGGAATATAGCGGTGAATAGCATTAAGAATTTTTTGAGTGCGGTTTTATCGCAGTATGCCCCTTCGTTTTTTATGATTGGTGACGGGTTTCCGAGGCTTGTTTATGAGATTAAACAGCTTTACACCGATGAGCCGTACAAGAAATATCTTGTTACGCTTAATCTGTATGATAGGTTCACCACCGAGAAAATCGACAATATTGTGGATGAAATCTATTCGGATGTTGCGAGGGCAACCTATACACAAGGTGAACGGCATTACAAATTCTACAATAACAGCGACAGGCAGTATGTTGCTGAATCCGATAAAACAATAAACAGAATAATGACAACCCTTGAATTGAGGGTTTACGAAAGAAAGGATGATTAAAATGGCAACAGTTAAGCCACGAAAAATTAAGCCGTACAGCGGATATAATGCCAAGACAGCTGACCATATGCTCCTTGATGCAGGTGCGTTTTTCGCAAATTACGATCCTGCTACGGACACATATGCAAGTGCTAAAAAGGCAGGCAAATGCCTTGGCGTAACGATAAAAGGTGGTGAATATTCAGCTAAGCCGATACTCCGCCGCCTTGAATTTGACGGTGTAAAAACACGAACTAAAGGCGATACGGTAGTTGACGGTTGGGAGGTTTACCTTAAAGCGACACTTGCTGAGATGACTACTCAGAACTTCATTTATGGCCTTGGAATTGCTGACAAAGGCACAGACGAAAAGGTCGTAGGCTACGATGTAATCACAGGTAGAGATGTTATTCTTGACAGTGACTACATTCAAAATATCACTTGGGTAGGCTGTCTCCTCGGAGAGGATAAGCCGTGCATTATTCAGGTGTTCAACGGCTTTAACGAAAACGGTCTTACACTTGCGATTGCTGACAAGGACAACGGCAAGGTAGAAGCTCAGTTCTACGGTAACCTTTCGCCTGAGGTTTATGATTCGGATGAGGAAATCAAACCGCCATTTAAGATTTTCAGACCGACAGAAACAACGGAAGCAGCGGAGGTATAATCATGAGAAAATTAAGCATTAAAGACGCATTCACTCTTGCTCGCATCATTAAGTCGGCAGACATCAAAGAGGAAATTGCAGACTTTGCAAATCGTATCGCTGTTAAAAATAACAGCAAAGATGAAACGGTCAACACCGAAGCGGTCGGCCTTGAATTTGTGATTACTCTGTTAACTTCTTTGTCAAACAAAGAAACAGAACAGGAATTTTATTCATTACTTGCTGACATCAGAGGCGACATTACTGCTGATGATATCAGTAAATTGAGTATCCCCGAGGTTCTTGACAATGTAAAGACAATCATCAGGGAGAACGATATTAAGAGTTTTTTTACCTCGCTCTCAGCCTTGAAGTAAGAACATATGGAATGCTCGTGCAGTATTGTTGCGGCAATACTGCCATACTACAAAGGCTGTCTTTTTCAGAGGCTGTCGAGATTATCAAAAATGCTATAAATGACCGTAATGACGAATTGCTTTACAAAGCCTATATTTTGACTGTTGTAGGAAATTTCACAGGCTTGTCGTACATGGATTTTGTAAACAAGGCAACAGGCTCGACACGGTCTGAAAGCGTTGAGAGTGTCAATACAGAGGAAATCGAAAGAAAAGTTGAAAACTATCTTGATAACTACAAATGGGAGGAGGTGTAGCTAATGGCTGTTGAAATATTTAAGCTGTTTGGCTCTATTTTCGTCAACAATGATGAAGCAAACAAATCAATCGCCGAAACCGAGAAAAAAGGTAAAGGTGTTGCCGCAACCTTAGGTAACGGTATCAAAACCGCAGGCAAATGGGGAGCGGCAATGGTCGGAGGTGCGGCGGCAGGGGTCGGAGCATTATCGTCAGTTGCCGAAAATACCAGAGAATACCGCACCGAAATGGGTAAACTCGACACAGCTTTCACCACAAACAAATTTACAGCGGCAGACGCAAAGCAAACATATTCCGACCTCTATGCTGTGGTTGGCGACAGCGGACAAGCAACTGAGGCGGCTAATCATTTATCATTGCTTTGCGATTCCACAAAAGACCTGCAAAGTTGGACAGAGATTTGCACAGGTGTTTACGGTCAATTCGGTGATTCCTTGCCTATTGAGGGTTTGACAGAGGCGGCAAACGAAACCGCAAAAGTTGGACAGGTAACAGGTCCGCTTGCCGATGCTCTTAACTGGATGGGCGTGTCAGAAGATGAGTTCAACGAAAAACTTGCAAAATGCTCATCAGAACAAGAAAGACAGCAGTTAATCACATCCACCCTCACATCGCTATATTCTGATGCGTCGGCTCAATACAAGAAAACAAATGGCGATGTAATGGAATCTAACAGAGCTCATCAGCAGTTGTCTGACACTATGGCTCAGATTGGTGCTGTCGCCGAGCCTGTCCTTAACTCTCTTATCGGTCTTGGCGGTAAACTCCTCGAACAGCTCTCACCATTGATTGAGAGTGTGGCAAACAACCTTGCCCCTGTTTTAATCAACATTTGCGAAGAGGTCGCCCCGATAATTGTATCAATGCTTGAACAGATTATGCCATTGATTGAGGAATTGCTCCCGTTTATAGCTCAGCTTATAGAGCAGTTAGCCCCTCTCATCATACAGATTGTTGAACAATTGTTTCCGCCTTTACTGCAGATTATTCAGGATTTACTTCCGTATTTTATGCAGATAATTCAGGCTATAATGCCTCTGTTTAGCACGCTTGTAGAGCTCCTGATGCCCGTAATTGAGATGTTTATTCAGTTGGCGAGTGTTCTGCTCAACGGTTTATTAGCGGCACTTACTCCGATTATAGAGGACTTAGCTACATTTTTGAATGATTTGCTTACACCTCTTATCCCGATTATCAGTGAGTTGTGCGATACAATTGTCGGCATTCTACAGCCTGTTTTTGAACAGCTATCACCTGTCATCTCAATGGTTTTTGATGCTCTTCGCCCGGTTCTTGACCTACTCGGTGAAATGCTTGAAACACTTATTCCTGCTCTTGTTCCGGTGATTGAATGGTTGGCGCAAATCTTTTCGGAGGTTTTAGGCGGTGCAATTAAAGGAGTCAAAAAAATTCTTGAACCGATTTCGGGGATTTTTAACGGAATTGTGGATTTTGTAAAAGGTGTTTTTTCGGGAAACTGGGAACAAGCGTGGAACGGTGTTGTTAACATTTTCAAGAATGTTTTCAACCTTTTACCTACATTTGTTGAGAATGTAATCAACGGCATTATTTGGATTATCAATAAGTTGTTGGAAGGCGTAAACTGGGCAACATCAATGATAGGCTGGGAAATAGATCCGATTCCGGAAGTGACCTTACCTCGTTTCCGTGCCGGTATTGATTATGTCCCACACGATAAGTTTGCCGCATATCTTGATGCCGGTGAGGCAGTTCTCACAGCTCAAGAGGCTGAGGAATACCGTCAGTCAAAGCGTGAAGGCAGAGGCTCGGTATTTGAAAACGATTCAACCAATATAGTCAACAATATCAGTATTAACATTCCTTCTGTTGCGATTAATAACGATATGGACATTGACAGCTTGGTTGATGATATCAGCAACAGGCTTGCCGATGAAATAACAAGGAGGCAGAGAGCATATGCATAATTTTTATTTTGCAGACAAATGGCTGTCTTATTTTTGTGGCAGATTCGTACAAGCTCCACAGCACGAAATTTCCAAAAGGGATATTTCAGCAATTGAAATCCCATACAAGGACGGCGACATTCTCCTCGATAATGGCAGGTGGCAGAATGTGGAGTTTGAAAGAGAAATTTGTTTTCTGCCGTATTTGTCTGAGATGTCCGCACATCATCTTGCTAAGGCTGTTACTGAATGGCTGACCTTAAATCGGGGATATCAGAAGTACAAAGACACTTATAATCCCGGTTATTTTACTAAGGCTTACATATCAAATATTGATAGCATTGTACGAGAGTTGCCCTCGTTGCTTACAACCAAAATCAAATTCAATCGTGTTCCTTGGTGGTACTCAGAGATTGGTGCTAAACCTATTGAATTAGAGGTTAATAAGGCGGTGAATTTGCGTAATCCCGAAAAATACGCAAGTTTACCAACTGTCAAGATTACCAATACAAATACAAGCAGTGGCAGTAACGCTAAGGCTAATTTAACTATTAACGGAACAAAATATACATTGTCTTGCGTTGCGGGCTATGACTACGCTCTACTCGACGGCGAATCGATGCAGAATAGAGCGTATAAGTCTGACGGTACATCGAAATTCATCAACGATGCATTACCACCCGAATTTTTTGTCGGAAACAATCAGGTTACGGTTACAGCTGTTAGCAATGCCGAGGTTAGCATTACCCCGAATTGGAGGTGTTTGTAAATGTTTTATCCCTTGCTATACGAATTGAAAAACACAACCCATATTTTGAATCAAAATGCAATGTTTAAAATCGGTATGATGACCGAGATTATAAGCGGAAAAGTTACCGAAGAACGCAACGGCAACTATTTGCTTGAAATTGAGCTTTTGGTGACAGATGACTGCGCCGATTTGCTTGATACACAACTCTTTGTCAAAGCAAAACCAAATCCGACAGACGAACCGCAATTTTTTGAAATCTATAATTTGCAGTACAAAGATAAAAAATCCGTTGTAATCAAAGCAAAGCATATCAAGCATAATTTGTATAACAATTTTTTGGTTGAAGTACAAAATCAGACAGACATAATGTGCACACCTGCGGAATGGTGGTATCGCCTTTGCACGGGACATGAGGAGGGCTTGCAAACGCAAATGACCTTGTGGGCGCACTACTTTAAATTTACATCTGATATCACCACAAAATCCTCCATGACACTCGGTTTTGTTACTCCGTGTACTCTCGGAGATTTTATGGGCGGTGCAGACGGTTCGCTTGTTGACGTGTTTGGCGGTGAATATAAATACGACAACTTTAACGTATCGTTGCTCAAGAACCGTGGGGCGGTTACAGGCTACCATTTGCGCTGGGGCAGTAACATCAGCAGTCTTACGCAAACGCTTAATTCAGACGATATCTGTTCCCATGTTGCAGCGTATGCCACTTGCCATGATACATATAGCGACAAGAACTTCGTCCTCTGCTCACAACCGCAAGAACTCAAAACCCATAAATCTAAGCTCATTAAAGTGAAAACGGTTGATGTTTCGGACGGCGGTTCGGTCTACATCGGCGACGAAACAGGCTACTGGGATTTCAACGCCCACACAGGCGAGAATAAGGACTTTTTGATTCAAAAGCTAAATATTCAAGCACAGGTTTTAAGAGGACAGCTCGTAAACACAAACGGAGCGCCTACGCTTAATGTAAAGGTTGACTATCCCCCAACACTTAATGAAATGCTTGGACTGCATTTATGCGATAGTGTTTATGTCGATACTGAAAACGATAGCTTGCAAGCAAAAATAATTAAAACAGACTATGATTTCGTGCTCGAACGGTGGAACAGCCTTGAGCTTGGCACACCAAAATCAAAGTTATCAGATTATATAGTTAAATGAGGTGAAAACATTGAATATTAACCATACCAAAATGACACTCGAAATCAACAGCTGTAAGAATTACGAAATCTTAGAAGTCAGACAGGGCGATAAAGGCTCACGCATTATTGATTTTGCGTTTACCGTCAACGGTGAAACTGTTGACCTTGCCTCTACGATGTCAGCAAAAGTCAATGCTACGGTTGACAATGTAATCGTTGCGGACAGCGTAGCTGCTGTCGTTGACACCGAAAATAATGTAGTCACAGTTACGCTTACAGACACAATGCTCGCATTATCAGGCATTTGTAAAATGGACATTGTGCTTACAGAAGGCGATGAAATTATAACTGCTGAAACCGTTTGTTTGCGTGTAGGAAAAAGCGTAATCAACGATGACAGTAAAGCTTTCCCGGGTGCAAGCTCTATTGCGGAAATCACAAAAGAAGTCGAAAATGCAAGAGGTAGTTCTAATTCGCTTGGAGCAAGGCTTAATAAAACAGACAAGAGTATTGCCCGAAAGCTCGATTCAATGCCGTTCGACAGCGAACCCAAAAATAACAGCCCGTGTTATCTCACAAGCGGAGCAATTTACAACGCTCTGCTTGTGAAAGCAGATAAAACCGCCTTGGCGACTAAATACGATTCGTCAAATATTGAAAGTGGTACATCAACACTCACACCGTATT